GAGCCTAATGGATTTGAAAACCTTAAGCATGCACCCCCGCCAGCCAAGTGGGCTATCTAAATATACGCACACACAGCTCTATATATTTTTGGTGAATCCTAACGTCGCATTATATCGCCTCCCGGGGCCCCCCGACCCTTAAGGTTACATATCCTAATGCAATTTTGGGATCCAGGAATGAATTCCTGAATAGTTCAGCCAGGTATGGTCCCTCTCAGGGGGAACGGTGATAGATTGTAAATTATCAACCGTCCAAGACCTCAACTCAGCCTCGATAGCCTCCTGCTCCCACAATTCTACTCCAAACGCTGCACGGAACGACACCCTTGCCTCATGACTAACAGGTCGGGCACGCGCTGATTCAATAAATTGATCAACAGCGTCCCCGACCTCAGCCTTGAGACGTAAGTGAACCCCGGCTTCTGCATTAACGAGCTTAGCGACCGCGCCGCGTGAATGACGTTGCAACGCAAGCGCAAACTCTTGTAGAATTGGTATGCCCGCTCCTAGCGCTAATTCACACCTGCCGACAAGCCCAAACATTGGTCTGACCATATTAGGATCATTCCAATGCCTAGTGCCGCAGCAGGCATGTGATAGAACTTTGCGCCAGTCACGGACCATCACGTGCTTAATACCGTTAAATACAACACGTGATTGGCAGAAGACAACGTCGCTGAACTTACGAGCAACGTTTTCGATTTTGAGCTCCTGACCAAACTCCAGAAAAGTTTTGGCGAGCTGTTCTTTTATTAAAGCCAAATGCTCCCACTCAACCCAAACAAGCACATCATCACCGTCGTTATATATACGAAATTTTATTATCCTAAGGATCTTCATGGCAGATAATACCATCAAAATGGCTAACAGACAGTTGCCAAGGGCAGTATTTATGTCTCCAGACATGCGTCCGCCATAGACGGTGTATTTCACACCACCGGCGGTACGACATTTGTTAATCGTCTGCCAATCAAGCAACCTATTTAGGATTGGGTGATTGGGTAACACCATACGATAAAATAGGTGTTCAAGACTAAGAATCGGGAAGCTAACATGTTTGTCAAATCGGCTACAATCAAGAGAAAAGCAGACGGGATTTTTGAATGCGCTGAAATTCTCAATGATTGTGGTAGCTCGTTGCTCCTGATTCATCCCCTTGGCAACCATCCGTCCTCCACTTGGCCCTACTAAATTATATATAAAATGTTCTACAGGGCGAAGAAACTGTGCTATAGTTAAATTATACCTAGGGTCGCGTGCTTGTATCATGCGTGGGTCCGGATTGATCTTAACCGCTGGATCGAACTTCTCCGCTTTTACAAAGGAGGAAATCTTAGCATCACGGCGGTTTAGGCCCTTCTGGTTAAGACTCTCACGGGCCAGCTGGTAGCGTCGCTTTCTAGGGCCTCGAAAAGACTCAGTAGTCCTATCGAGGTCCCAGGGGACAAGCTTTCCACACTGGCGTGCGAGTTTCTTAACTTGCGTCCTAATCTCTCTAATGCCACGAACCGTGGGCAGTGGTACAACTCCAAGCACACGGTTCGTGGCACTAACGATTTCATTACAGACGCAAGACGCATGCACAAGACAAGCCCACAACCCGGGTATTGGTGGCACAAACCGGATCAGATGACGCTTGCTATTATGCCCCCAGCACGGTGGCGGACGCGCCCCGACATGTTCAGCTGCTGTACTTTCCAACTTCTTTGGAAAAGCGCAAACACCGGGCGTCCGTACTGGGCCACCTCAATCACAATAAGCGATTGGGGTGGAAAGTGGAGCGCGACGCCAATAGACAGTGGCAACTAGGAGTGATATCACTAGAGCTATCGTTGAAACAAGCCCTTCAACCAAACCAAATCCCGCATAAAACCAACCACAACCGATGGTGGTGAAATACAGGATAGATACCAACAACCAAACCGCCCAAAGGCGATTGCCGGATTGAGATCGGCTATCGACCATTAGGGCGGCGGCATCGTTCATCACTCGAATAGATTCAACAGCGGCCTCATTGCCGTAAACCTCATCGAGAAAATGAACCTCTCCGCGCGACGCAACCATAACCTTAGGTATCACTACCCAGGCTACTTCCTCAAACCCCGATACGGTATCAAAGGGCTTCGGCATGTGATGTTTGTTGTCATGATGCCATGCAGTTGCTAAATGCATGAGGTGTTGCGGCGTATAACGTGTACGAGTGTTAACATAAGTAAACGTTCGGAGATACGCTAAGAGCTCCGCAATAACGAAGTCTCTCGTCCACTTTTCCACGAATTTGGGCTCAACACTTTTAACCAAGGTTGGTGTTATGGACGCTGTATCCGGTAACGACAAATGCGAACCGGATGCAACGCTGTTGGCCTGCCTTCGCTCTTCCCTCGCTTGACGAGCGTGCACCTCACGCCCTCCCCGCACACCACGACTAGTTCGATAGTTTTCAACGTTCTTCCAAGTCGACGGCATGATAACCAGATAATAATGGTGGGTAGGATGGGG